ATTATATGCCTGTATAGCACATTCTGTGATTTTAGTCCAATATCTATTACTTGCTTTCTTCTTTCTCCCCATTGTATAAATCGTATAAATTTTTAGTTACTTCTTTTAATAATTCAAATGTCGTTCCGGCTTCATCATCACTTTCAAATGCACCTAAGCTATCAATTCGGTTTAGATTATCATGTGCCTCTTCGATTCTATTATACATATATGTATTTTGATCGACTAGTTCATTATAATATTCTTCTAAATCTGCTAATAATCCAGCTAATATATAAGCCCTGTATCCAAAATAGATTGAAATTGATGTTAATATAATTAATATTAATATTGTTAATAATATCATGGCTTAGTCCTCGCTTTTATTAAAGTCCTTAAAGATATCAGAAATCGAAGTAGCAATCTCTGGATTAGTCTCTGCCAAATTCTTTAGCCCATTACTTTTAGTAACTTTGCTTTTAGGTGAAACTGGTACCGGTGTATTGTTTTGGTAGTTTCTCCATCGCTCGTATTCAATTTGTGCAGCCATATGATCTCCATGGTGTAATACATATGGTAAATTTGTTTTTAATTTAGCTTTAGCAGATCGAGCAACAAAATATGGTTTATTACCATCATCATACATACCATCGTGAATTTTAATTGCCTGAAATTCATTCCATGTCATTTTTACACCATAGTTATGTAATAACCATAACGATAGATCTGGAACCATTGCAAATGGAATATTTTCATTTTGTTTATATAAACGACCCATGTTCTTACGATGCCAATCCGAAGTTTCTACTTGATAAACTTCATTACCATCACCTGGAAAACCTACTTTGCCTAGATCATGATGCATTGCAGCAAACATTAATTCGGTATGAGTATAACCAGACATATCAGCACCAGCCTCTTTCCAAGATTCATATACTCGGTTGGTACATTGCATTACTCGTAAAACGTGATCAATATAGCCGCCTGCAAATGCGTTGTGGAAATGAGCCATACTAGAAGCCGGCATTAATGCAATTCGACTTTCTAACTCATCATACATTACATTTAATTGCTCTGCTCGATCTGGAAATAATTTATTGACTAATCTTCTGAACTGTTCCCAGTTCTCTTTAATTTCATTTGCTTCTAACATATATTTTTATTTATAAAATAGATAATTATTTGGAAATTTCCAATTTTTCTCCATCTGCTAATCTAGATGCACATCTCCAACATGTAATAGAAACGGTTGTCTCATATGATTTTTCAACCGGAGTTTTACAGTACTTACACGGCAATGTTTTATTTTTTGATTTTTTCATTATTCTGATCTTAAAATTTTACGTTTTTCATTATTATCAGTATCATGTTCTGATACATTATCTTCGGTTTGATGTTTTTCCGTATAGGTCTCATCATCCTTTATAACCGGTTCTTCTTTATCAATTGTATTGTTATTTTCTAGAGCTTTATTAGCCCCAATCAATAACATTACAGCCAATGGATCGAATACGAATATTAATAATAATATAAACCAATTGATTACAGTATCAGTATCCCGACCCGTTATTTTAGCAACATACTTTAGTGGTCCTATTTCTGCTGATAACTCAGAATTGGTTTGTAACTCCAATATTAACATATCAATATTGGCTATCGAATCATTTAATTTAGATTCTACCTTTGATAGAGTGTCTCGGCGAGCCTTCGATTCTGCCAACTGCTCTTTTAATACCTCTCTGGTAGATCTACTAGTAGTTGTAATGACTTGCCCAGCATCATTTGTATACTGTATAACATTATTTGATATTCCATTGGTTAATTCAGAAATATTAGCATTCAATGTTTTTTGCTCTGCTTGAATCGTATTTATTTGTGTATATACACGATCGCGTTTCATATCTAATATAGCAACCTCTTGTTCGGTTGTTTCTAACTGATATGCTGTTTCTTGATAAGCTGCAACCAAGAAGCCGTATATTCCTAACGACGTAATTAACATTAACGTAACCAATGCAGTTGTTAAGTATACTTTTATTAATGTAGATATCTTTTTCCAATATCTATGCAAGTAAGATGCTGTGATTAATTTTGACCCTTCTAAAATCGAAGCCATAATAATCACAGCAGTTGATTGTGCAGAAAAAAGTTTACTCAAACCAAATATACTATAATATCCTGCAGTTGCTGCTAATGATATTGAACTTAATAATACTATATATGGGAATACCCTTTTCATGAAAATCTTACTTTGAAGAAAACTGTATTAACAATTCTCTAAACGCAATACCAAACGCAATACCAGCATAAAGCGGGGCTGATTTAAATAATAGGGCAACCCCTACTAATCCGATTAACCCAGATCTAAACCATGGTGCGTTAATAATTGTTTTTAACATAATGAACCCTTTTGATTTATTTTTTAATTATTCTCTATCAACATAATACTCAGCTGCTTTTACTTTATTAAATGCTGCCTTCAAGTTGTTGAGTGTTGATTGTTTGTCAATTTTATCAGCTTGTATCATGCGACCGACATTTTTTATAATATCCATTGCTTCTTCTAGATTGTCTTTTACTGCTGTTTTGTAACGATAATATGCCATTTAAAACCTTTTTAGTTATTTACTATTTAATATAAATATCAATCCCGTAAAATCACCGGGTCTTTTGTAGACCACTGATCATGTCCAATATTTAATATAGCCAATTCTTTAGCTTTAGCTTCAACAACTACATCTAATGAATCTAAACCATATGTATCCGGTAACTTTGTGATATAATCTGCATGCGCCTGCTCTTTAATTTTACTAAATTCTTTGTATTGTTTAGCAAATGTTGGCCATTTCGGTAAATCTTCTAATGCAATATTATTTTGTTCACAAATACCTTCAATAAGTCGTTGATATTCTCGACGTCGAGATTCTGAGTAATGCGTGCATTGAGTCACTCCATGTTTCTCCCACGTGCTACGAGCCATTAACAAAGCTTCTTCTTCGGATAAATCGCCGGTATTGAAAGTATGATGCCAATAATCAAATGTATTAGGAATACCAATCTCAGAATGCACCATTTCAAATAAATCTCGTACAGAATACATAGATGCCTTATCGTCATTCTCAATAACTAATCGCTGCTTAACAGAATCTGATAAACGATGGTAATTAGAAATCCAACGAGCGATAGTAGACGGCTTATCATTGTATGCAGCACCAATATGAATATTGATCTTGTTTTCGAAGCTAGGAGCATAGCCTAGCATATCAAACATTTCTGAATGCCGTTCTAGCCCTATAATACTATTTTCAACTACTTCATCTCGGGGGCTACCCAGAATATGAAATGGACCGGGATGCGTAGTCAATCTAATATTATTAGCTCGAGCATAATCACCAGCTTCTTGCAATACTTGACAAATTTCATCATAATCAGGTAAATCTTTGATCTCGTAATGATTCCAGCGAGGAAACATTTCACTGCCAATACGAAACAGGTGAATACCATTTTCTACGTTCCATTTTAGGATAGGTAATAAGTCTTTCGCATTCTGCAAAGATATCTGCGAAGCTAACGGCAAACCGCCAGCTTTGAATTTTCGTTCAATCATTGTGCGGCCGGTACGGATACCTTGAACGCCTAATGTCATGTTGTTGCATGCATATCCAAATCTAATCATAACTTTTTTTTCTTAAATATATGAAATATTATCCACGAATCCAAATATCCAGTTTTTTATAGATTGAAATATTTATATATAAAATAAAAAGAATAATATAATTATGAAAAATATTTTAGCAGAAAACATGCTTAGATTTCGATCGAAAAATATTGCAGCTCAAGAAGCTGCGGCGATCCGTAAACTGATTGAACAAGAGACAAAAACGCCAATTGTTAATGTCGATTTAATAGATACATTAAAAGGAAAAAAACTTACGATCGTATCGTCTCCAAACAATGATTTAATAGCATTTCCTAGGTCTGGTACGCCAAAAGTTGGAGATCCGGCGATACTACACATGGAAGGTGCAGTTTATCAATCTGGTACTGGGTCGACTGCATCGAGCTATATCTTATTAGGTAACATAGGAAAATTAACTGGTGGAGAAGGTAACTGGGGAATCGAAGATAACTCAAGTTTAAAAGTATTTACATATCAAAAACCAACCGCAGCTCCCACAAATCGTGCAGGACGTCCAATTGTACCAGAGAAACCATATGGTACTCCGACTACTGTTACCGACGCAGCATCGATTATTTCCACATTAACAAAACATGAATATGGTAACCAATCTCTATTGAATCGATATCCGCAGGAATATATAACAGATTTAATAAAACTATTTCAAACAATGAATCAATTAAGAGATGTGCCTACCGACACGAACGGCGTCATGGCGTATACAAGAGAAAAGTTAAGTTAATCAATCATACTGATATAAATGTAGTAATGGGTATGCCGTAACATACCCATTTTTACTGATTCGTCTGATTATTTGAATAAAGCTTGATTGCTGTCAAATATCGATCTTAAACTATCATTATAGTAGTAGATAGTAACTGATCTCATTAAATTTTCATTCATATCATAAATATATAATGTTTCATTTCTAGTGTGAGGACCCATTACATATATATACTTAAATTTATAATTAGTCGTATCCAACACTGCAATTGAATTAATCCACTCATCAAAAGAACAAGTACCACCAATCTCAATATCGAGATTATTTATCTCCAATTCAGCGATAGCCGGATTAATTCTAGCATACATATATTTCACATCTGCATCTAAAAATAAATTTTCTAACAAACCAAAAGCCGCGGCATCATCACCACCCGTTTTAAATGTTTTCGTAGTCGCTTTCCAATTATCCAATTCAGTTACTGCGCTATCAATCATTTTTTGAAGCTCCGGATTTGTTTCAGATTGCCCAAACCCAAAACTACTTACTAAAACTGCGAATACTACTGCTAAATTTTTCATAACTTTTATCTTTAATTTCTATATACTAAATATAAGAATAAAAAGTTACAAATCCAACCAAATATCAATCTTTTTTTATGAAACCATTGAGAAAGTCTCGTTGCTTTTGAATTGCCGTGTCTAGCTTGGTATTACTTGTTGTTTTTCTAGTTCTACCAGTTGATTTAGCGCTAGACTGCTTACCAACCTTTCTGGCAGATGTTTTGGATCGTTTAGTGTTTTTTGATAATTTTGAGTCATTTCTACGAACATCTGATCTAGATACCGGGTCTTCATTTGTTTTGCGTACTCTTGTCCCGATGGTGTTTGTAACCAGTTCTGTATTTGCTGCTGCCGCTCTTCTGGAGATAGTGTCTTGATCCTCTCCACTATTGTATTGTATGAAACCGGCGGTGTGGTACCGGTTTCTGTGTTCTTTGACTTCAATGCCGCACGGATACTTTGTACCATATGATGATATAGTGTAACTAATTTCTTCATTACTAACAGTTTTTATATTTGCGATTATACCATAACGCTTTTGATTTAACCAGATAAAACAAACCGGGTCTCCGATTTTATACTGTGCCTTTGAAAACATTTTTTGTATGTATTTCGGAACTGCTTTAGTTCGTTTAGATGCCATATAATATATTTTAATTTAAACTCGCGAATCCAATTTGGTTAATTATAGTATATACCCGTAAATACCTAGTAGTTTTATTTTCTTTAAACATTTTTTCTATAACTTGGTCTCTACGTAGTATATAACCCAATTCAAAGAAATTTCGTATTACAATTCGTATGTTTTTTAAGCTATTCGATTCAATAAGTATATTCTCCTCATCGATCATCACATCTACCTGGTTTTTATTTTTGCCGGGATTAGATTCTCTTATTTCATATAAATCCACTTCATTTGAAATGCCCGATTCTTCTTTTAGCTCTTCGAAAAATTCTTCGAGGCTAAACGCTTTGAGATTTTCACCGGAAATTTCAGTATTTATACGATCGATTAAATATCTGAATTTCTCTTCGGTAGTTAAATTTACTATGTAAGTGTTATATTCTAAATTTGATATAAAAATATTGTCAATTAAAGTTGTCATAATCTACACTTTCGTTTATATTAATGTAGTTACCGAAGTCATAGTAGTAAGACCCCTAATAACTACATTAATAAATATTAGACTAAAGGCCTAATTGATACTTGCGTTGGATAGTAATTTTTGCATCACGCAGCGTTTCGAACAATCTAGTAAATTCATGTTTTTGTAAATCAAATTTTATACCAGATATCTGTACTTCCCATGAATCTGAATATTTATCAGTATAAACAACATCTATCATTGTAGATATTTTTGTTTCATATGATAATAGATTTTTATACGACATTTCAATTGACTTACCCGCAATTTTCAATCGACCTACTATATAATCCATAGGAGACATTCTAAAAACCCGCAAGTTTAACTTAGCTGGATAAAAATCCATATTTGCCCATGTATCACCATAACGGTCTCTAAATTTGTCAGACACGGCAACTGACTGATTAACACTATTCATAATAATTAATTTAAGTTCATATAACGCTATTTTAGTAAATAGATATTATATTTAATTAGTATTGTTTATTTATTCTTTAAACGTTCGGGTTTATGTGTTTAACATCTAGTACGAGGGAGTAATTCATTATCCAACATGTAATTGTAATCGATAGTTGGTGTAATTTCTCCGCTTTCGCATAACTTCTTTGTTAATTCACGATTAATATAAATGTTTTTATTAGATGACGAATTAACTGCGGAAATTGCACTTCTAGATTCTAATAGTACATCATATAATCTAGCTTTGTTATATATAAATGTCTCTACGATAACACCAACTTGGTTTTTTTCAGGTGTTGTTACTATAACCGATTGTCCTAATTTGTATCTAGCCATTATTGAATAATTTTAACGATTTTACTTGTATTCACCGCTGTTACTTCAAAGTCGATTGACTCATTCTGAAATGATTCGGTAACTTTAGCTTCCGCATCCGTTACTGATACTGCTTTTACTAAATAAGTTTCTGTTAATTTTTTTAGTTTTAGTCCTTTTGGTGTGTCAATTTCGTGGACTAACCGTACTTTTGCTGTATAATACATATTTTTTTAATTTTTATAATTATATCATTATAATATATAAAATTATGGTAAAATCAAATTATTTTTTTGTTAGATTTCGCAATTTGTTTTGATTTTTATAAAATATATAACTACGTAATACTTGGTTTGGAGTTAAACCAAAATTATGTGATAAGTTATCTAATAGATCTGCAACTAAATGCTCTTTTTCTAAGTCGGTTTGCAATCTTTTTGCTATAACTTCAATAATTTTCTCCAGATAATATATATAACCAGTTGGTAGTCTCTTCAAAACACGACTTTTACCAGAATATACTTTGTATTTTTTCGGATTTTCAGAAATTAACTCTCGCAATGTAATTGCAGATTGCTCTAGTATACTACGATAATTATAAATTTGGTATTTTTTATTCTCTACGATTAAAGTTCCATTTTTATTAAATGATTCTTCTGGGCCGCCGGCTGGAATTTCTGGTTCTTCTTCGACATCTGTTTCGATTTCGGCCTCTTCCCCGGCACCAGTTTCGGTGTCAACGTCTACATCGGGTTCTCCACCAGTATCACCAGTATCTAAATCCGCAGTTGTCATTCCGCCACCGGTAAATCCACCACCAGAAGTTCCAGAATCTAGATTCATATCACCGGTTTCTTCACCACCATCAGCTTTTTCTCCTGATAATGCAGCAAACTTTTCAACATTTGTTAGTGGTATGTTTAATTGTATTGTATACAATGGATCTCGAAGTGAACCAATTGGTTCAATACTTACAATATTTACATCCATTAATTGTTTTAAGACATCAAAATTCAAATTTAATGCATCTCCAGAACGCAACATAAATTCTTCAATTCCTTCCGGGGATGTTGAATAAATTATACCCAATGATTCACTGCCTTTTTTCGCAAAATTTCCTAGGAATTTCTGTTGAGCTGTAGAAAATGCTGTTGGTTCAGATTGTTCCTGTTCAAGTAAAATTTTATTTAATATTTTTTCGAATAATAATTTCATTGGCGTTCTTGTTTTGACTCTGCTAAACATGTTGTTCTATAGTCAACAGCTAATTTACGTACGTTGTTTATAGCTTTTCTCGCTCTAGCGCCTGGGGCTTTTAATCCAGTTCTTTGAAATCTTTCATTATTAGATTCAAATAATTCCCATTGCTTTTTTATTTCCCCGTAAATCTCTTGTGAAGTCATATTACTAATATTATTTATTAATAAATATCGAAGATCATTAAATTCCAGAAGTAAGTTTACTTTGGATATCTTCTACCATAGTAACCAAATTGCCGACACATCTATATTTTCTACCAGATGCCATTGAGATAATAATGTGATCGGAGGCTTCTTTAATTGATTCTATGTTTTTAACATTAATAAAAATGCGGTTACCATATCGGTAAATATTAATTGGATATAAATATTGTTCCATCATAATTTAATTATTATTTTATATGTGGAAAATCCTGTGTACGACCCGGTATTTGTTTTGAGTCATCATCATAAAAATCTTGATCGTCAATTGCAACTCCTGCTAACATATCTAAATCATCAATTAATGACTTCAAATATGATTGACTAGGGTTTCCACTTTTTAATATATTTAAAATTACGGAATAATCCTGCATTATACCATCGGAATTAAATTTATATGACTGTAATGCGTCTAGTTCTGCATTTTGTTCTAGCCATGAAGCTATTTTCCATTTAGCTAAGCGCTGAGCTGGCTTCTGTGTAGTAGTGCTACTAGGAGCAACTACGGTATTATCAACAACAGTGCGAGATTGTTCACTGATAATACGACGAGCTCTAATTATCTCTTCTACTAGTATTTGTTGGTGTCTAGGATCTGTTAAATTAAAAAATTTCATAATAGTTTATCTTTGTATTTTTGCAATTAATGAATACATATCTAGAGTAAATGCATATCCTTCTAAAAGTTGTTTTAACTTCATCATGATATTATACTCGCATTCGTTTTCTAATCGTTTCAATTTTTTTATCTAGACGTTTCAATTCTCCA